TAATTCTCGAACGACCTCAAGAGAGATCGAATCGCTAGCAGACGAGAAATCGACGGTCGCAAGGGTATCGGCGGAAGCCGCCACCTGAGCTAAGGTCTGATTAATCGATTGATCATTCAGATCAATTCCAAACCGACGGAGACGACGACGAATCATAGAGCCAACAGCTTTTTGAAACCAGAGATTTATCCCTGGCTCAATAGCGATGACTCGATCCGTCTTCGAATTCTTCGGCACAGTGACGATTGAGTTCCCAACTTCTATCTTTGCCCACGACGCGCCGTATTCTGACGCTAGATGGTCATGCCAAGAAGGATAGGCGACCGGAAACCAGGTCTCTATCAGGGAGTACAATTCTCGTGTAGCTCCGCGCTCAGCGCGAAATTTATTGTAGCCTGAAACCTCAGACCCCTTGAGAAGGGTTGAGACTCCAGGACCCCAGTTAGCGTCATCAGCCAGTTCTTCACCGTCGAAGTCTCCTAAGATCATAGCGATTTTCTGTTTGATTGCGTTTAGCAACCAAACATTGGAACCCGTGTTTTTCGGGTCCAACGCTGGATTAAGGAAACGACGATTGGTTTGACCACAGAGAAGCTCGAATTTATTGAACTTCTCCATCGCTACACGCTTTCGATCAAAGGATGTGTTTAAAAACGCCGCCTTAGAAAGGAATAATGTAGCAGAGTAGTCAAGACGAAAAGAGTACGGCTCGCCGTAATCTTTAGGGTCAATCTCTAGGGCAGTGAGTTGGTCATGTTCTCCAGAGGAGAACAGAATCCAAACGGTCAAAGCCCGAGGAGTATTGATTGAAGAAAGAAACTGATAGACAGACTCGTGAGTTGCCTGACGAGGCACACGAAAGTTCCGAGCCAATTGAATTAACTCGGCGCTATGTGTCTTAGACGACATAGAGTTACTCCTCGAACGGTTAGATTAAAACGGACTGTGTTAGAACACAGTTTCGTAGTTCTCAACGCCCGCCGTAATAACGGCGGCGTTGGCCAGATAGTTCCGAGCGAAGGCCAGCAAATTCTTGCGGTCCAACAGCAGGGAGCGTTCCGGCAGAACCAGTTCGATGTTAGCGATCAGACTGTAAGCCACGGTCGGGGCCGGTTGAATACCGGTCGAGGTCGATGGCGAAGTCTGCTCGAGAACAGGGAGGGTAACTTTTGCCGTCAGCTTATACGAAGTAGAACCCTTGGAAGGGCTCTTCAGCGAATAGGTCAGGGTCGGGAAGCCGATAGAGATACCGGCAGCACGATCAGCCCACTTAGCGACGCCTTGGGCGTCGATAGTCACTGGGGAAAAGGTGTGAGAAACGGGGGTCGTTTGACCATCGTTGATCACAATGGCAGCAATAGCGCTCATGTTGTTTACTTCCTATGGAGTTGCAATAAAAGAGCCATTGCAGAATTAACATGGGAGGTAGACAGAGGATTTTTGAACTTTGGT